CGAGAGCACTTGCGTGCATAACGTTGGGTGTCCAGTGATGCCAAGGTAGCACCACGGATACAGGGCGATAGCAACGCACCATTGGAAGCTCCGTCTTTTCACAGACGGTGATCTTATTCGTTTGATCGAATGCGATCTCTTCCTTGGTGGTCCGCATACGAACGTCCCAGAATTCCGGCAAGTCGTGAATCACGATATCGCCGAGATGTTCAGGGCCGCGGCACCTGCGGATACTAGCTGGTATAGGATCCAAAGCGCGTAGCCAACCAGTCCTAAGGTACTCCCAGCGATGGTGAGTACTAGGGTCTGAAAAAGCCATGCGCCTAATCCCGTTAGCCAAGCTAATCCATTGTTGTGGTTCATCAGGTAACTCCTCTAAATAGTGAGCCCTTACGGGCACACCGTCGAAGAAGTCGCCGCCACAACTCTCACGAAAAGGCCCTTCCCAGAAGGACTTTCTCCTATTAATTGTAAACCCAAAGAATTCTAGAGCAGCGATAATCGCCGTCACGAACCTAGTTTCTACGATTAGGTCATCACCATAAGTGCTGACTTTAGTGTAGTCACCTCCTTCGAGTCGAACAATAGTGCGCGCAAGCGTAGCAAACAGTAGGCTTTCGAGTTCAAATGTGAATCCATTCCCCATAGAGGAGAACTTTTCCAACCTGACCCATTGACCATCTATCCGCGTGTGTGTGCAGCGCAGTGAGTCGAGCAACGAATGCCAATCATCTCTCAAGATGAGACGCGGCAACAACCGACACACAGTGTCGGAAGCATTACTCATATCGATCGTAGCGTAATCTCCAGTCACACTAGCATCTCTTGCGAGGCGCCAATGTTTCTTTTGACCAGTCTTAAGATCGATTCCTGTACGAGCTCTTAATTTATGTTTCATCAACCGACCTACGTCGAGCTGATAAGAAACATTGAGCGATGGTTCTTTGCAACACCCTCGACGCTTTTCAGCATCTTTGGGCACAGTAAAGAACACATTTCCCCGTACAGTAAGAGGATCACTGTACCAGGGCCTGTCGGCATAAGCATGCCTAAACCAGGACGTGTCGCTCCAC